ATGTCTTTTAATTCTGGCTGTAAACTGCTAACATTAGACGTTATTGCATCTATATCGTAGCCGAAGTATCTTTCTAGGGCAGAAGTGTACCTACGTATTGCAGGCATAACTGTTTCTAAGTAAAATAATCTTAAATTGGGCGATATATTTGCGTTATTTCCACCGTCTAAAAGAATAGGAGGGACTCCGATTGCTTTTAAGATTTTTGAATCATGAGACTTAATAGAAGTATCAAAATCCATTTCTTGGAAACTAGTGTTTAATAGATTAGAAGGTTTTAGTCCACTATCCAGAATCATAGGACGCTTGGCCCCATTTTTTGGATTATATTTTGCAGTCCAGTTTTGTATAGTTTTCTCTTTTGCTTGTGCACTAAGTGTATTTTCACTTGTTAGCACTATTCCTGGTATTGCTCCATTTTCAAAAAAGGAGTCTTGGAAATTTTGCATTTTATACATAATCTGCATAGATCTAGAGCAAGACTCTAATCTACTAGATCCACGATATATGGACTCACTATTTAAGTCTTTAATATGTATAATTTCTGTTGGTTTAAAAGTTATAGAATTATTATAAGTATAACTTTTTATAAAGGTTTTTTCGTCTGGTTGTATCTGTACATTAGTAGCTGGTAAGTGATAGAGGTGTGCTCCATCATAATACATAAATATATTACCATCAAGAACTAAATCTGAAAATATAGCTGTTCTAAATTCTTGAGCTGACTGAAATGGGTTAGGGTTGTAATTTAATAAATTTAATAGTGTCTTTTGTCTAATTCCTGATACTACATCAGTGCTTAGTTTGTTCTTAACATCATAATCTAAACTAGCGCAAGCACTAACTAACATGCTAGTACCTCTATTAACTGCTTCTAGTTTTTGAAAGGCAACTCTGTAGCTGAAAGCAGCTGCTGAGCCAATGTTTACGCCTTGTTCTCTTCGAATAATTTCTTGTGCGGGGTTTAGCTTTTCTCTAACCCAGCTACCTAGATTATTATACCATGCCATATTTTGTTACCTTATGTAAAGGCGCCAAAAAACGAACCTGTAGTAATTTTAGTAGTGACTTCTTTACCTTGATGTTTATCCCTTTGTATATCAACCCATCGAACTTGACGTTCAACAGAGTTAGGTAGGGGGGCTTTACCAAATATCTTATGTAAGTTAACATGATGCCTATTACACAAAGTTCTTACTAGCTCATAAAGCTCAATTCGATGCTCTGCTATAAACTCGTCTCTTACTGCCAATATTCCATCGTCAGTAGAAATATCATACTGCTTTACTCTAGCCCAATTTTCGAGCAAGATTGTAATAGAGTGAAAGTGATGCAGTTCTAAATCTTGATCAGTACCACACACATAGCAGTGGTCCTGCTTTTGATAAGCTGCTTTAGCTTTATCTCTAACGTGTTTAACCGGGATACGTTTGTTACCAGTATTTTTTGCCATAAATTTATTATGTACCTTTTAATTGCTCCTATTATAGCATGATAGGAAGTATAAGTCAATATATAAATTTTTATTCCTAGATAGCTAAAAGTTCATTTATATCGTAGAGTTTCTTCATGTATTGTGAAGGCTTATCTAATACTGAGCTCTCTAAATCACCTTGTCTACGTGGACCTGATAGTACTTCAAAATTACAGCTATTAGTAAATTGAAATTGATCAACTATTTCCTTAACTGTATATCCATGTCCGTGCCCTAAATTCTCTATGGCATTAGCCGGTGTCTCAATGGCTAGTGCTATTGCCTTGCATATCTCGTCGACATGTACATAGTCACGTACAGCGGTACCGTCTTTAGTATTGTAATCAGTGCCATAAATAGTAAATTTACCAGTCTGTTTAGCTTTAACTAATTGTGACATTAATCCGTCTGGGTTTGTAGATGCAAAACCAGAAGTGCCTATAACATTATAGAATCTAAATATAGTGTAATCTTTAGGGGCTAATTGCTCTATGCACTGTTCGGCTGCTAATTTACTAATTGCATAAGGGCTCTCACAAGCAGGAGCACAACCAGTACTAGCAAATATAAAATTATCGTGAGGTATACCTAATACTCTAACTGTACCCATAGTATTAGTAGTGTAGTATTCATAAGGAGAGCGTTTAGACTCACCTACTTGTACTAGTGCTGCTAAATGTACTATACAGTCAAACTTAGTAAAATACCCAGTTAGTCTAAGATCAATGTCTAGTTGATAATGATTATATAAACTATATTCAGGTAAGTTAAGATCTAAGCCATAAACTTCATATCCAGATTCATTTAACATCCTAGATAAGTGAGAACCAATATATCCAGAATTTCCTGTTACTAATATTCTTTTCATTTCCAGATCACCATTTTAAAC